TGTGATAGTAGTGATGCTGTTTCACTTAATGATAATGGTTCTGCTAAATGCTTTAGCTGTAATACATTTTTCCCAGATTATGAAAACATGAACGATAGCACAGTTATAGAGATGAAACAACCAGAAACATCTTTTTTAAATTCTTACACAGGTATCTATGCACCTTTAACTGATAGAAATATATCAGAAAAGACAGCTAGAAAGTTTGGTGTTAAGATTATGAAAGACCATAATGGAAACATCAAACAACATATCTATCCTTTTCATAATGGAAGTGAGATAGTTGCAACTAAGACTAGGTATGTCGATAACAAAAACTTTGCATGTAATGGAACATTCCAAGGCACAGGATTATTTGGAGAACAACTTTATCGTAATAAAGGTGGTAAGTATCTTACAATAACAGAGGGCGAATGTGATGCTATGGCAGTCTATGAACTTATGCAAGGTAAGTCTAGTGTTGTATCAATTAAAAGAGGTGCATCATCAGCAGTTAAAGATATAAGAGAAAGCATTGAGTTTGTAGAAAGCTTTGATAATGTAGTCTTATGTTTTGATAATGATAAAGCTGGTATTGAAGCTGCAAGACAAGTAGCTAGAATACTTAAACCAAGTAAAGCTAAGATAATACATTTACCAAATGGTTACAAAGATGCTAACGAAATGTTAGCTAAGAAAAAGTTTCAAGAGTTTTCTACTGCATGGTGGGAAGCTAAAACTTATACACCTTCTGGTATTATGGAGTTGTCTAGTAAAAAGAATGATTGGTTAAACAGAGAAGAGAAAGAAAGCATTGCATATCCTTGGGAAGGATTAAACAAGAAGTTATATGGTATGCGTAAAGGAGAACTTGTTACTCTTACAGGTGGCACAGGACTTGGTAAGTCTAGTGTAACTAGAGAACTTGAACATCATCTTATTAAAAATACCAAAGATAATGTAGGTATCATAGCACTAGAAGAAAACTGGTTACGAACTGCAGATGGTATTGTATCTATTGAAGCTAACGATAGAATATATTTATCAGAGAAACGAGCTAAGTATACAGAAGAAGAACTGCATACATTATTTGATAGTGCTATACAAGAAGGTAGAGTTTATATCCATGCTCATTTAGGAGCTACTGATATTGATGAAATATTTTCTAAACTTAGATATATTATTGTTGGTTGTGAATGTGATTGGGTGGTGGTTGACCACTTACATATGCTTGTTAATGTTCTTACAGAAGGAGATGAACGAAGAGGTATTGACATGTTAATGAATAGACTTCGTAGTTTAGTAGAAGAGACAGGTGTAGGCATGATATTAGTGTCTCACTTGCGTAGAGCTTCTGGAGATAGAGGACATGAAAAAGGTATTCAAGTATCGCTATCACATCTAAAAGGTTCTCAAGGTATAGCACAGTTATCTGATTGTGTTATTGCACTTGAAAGAAATCAACAGGCAGAAAATCCAGAAGAAGCAAACATAACTAAAGTAAGAGTATTGAAGTCAAGGTATACTGGAGACACAGGCATGGCTTGTAGTTTAACATATGATATTGATACAGGTAGATTACATGAAATAACAGATGAGGAGACTTTTGTAAATGAAAATGATTTTTGATATAGAGACTGATGATTTAAATGCAACAAAGATATGGTGTTTAGTTGCCAAAGAAGTTGATGGTAAATGTTATAGATTTGGACCAGATGAAATAGAAGAAGGTATAAAACTATTGCAAGATGCAGATACTTTAATAGGACATAACATTATAGGTTTTGATTTACCAGTTCTTAAAAGACTATACAACTTTAAATATACAGGTAATGTAGTAGATACTTTAGTTATGTCAAGACTTTACAATCCAGTAAGAGAAAGTGGACATAGTTTAAAAGCTTGGGGATATAGAGTCGGAGTTTTAAAACAAGAACAACCTGAGTTTGAAAAATATTCTCCAGCTATGTTAAACTATTGTGAGCAAGATGTAATATTAAATGAAGTTGTATATAATTATTTACTTAATGAAGGTGCTGGATTTAGTAAAAAATCTTTAGACATTGAACATATGACTGCTTTAATTATGAACAAGCAAGAATCATCTGGTTTTTATTTTGATACTAAACAAGCTATGACTTTGTTGGCAGAACTAAAACAAAAGATGGCAGATGTAGAAGATGAAGTTCAAAAAACATTTCAACCTAAATTAGTAGAAGATAAAATGGTTTTACCTTATATTAAAAAGAATGGAGAACTTAGTAAGCGAGGACTTACTGATGATGAATATAAAAATATATTAGAATCAGGAGATTACAATCCTTTCATGCGTAAAAAATTAGTAGAGTTTAATCTTGGTAGTCGTAAACAAATAGGAGAATATCTTATAGACTTTGGATGGCAACCAGAAAGATTTACTCCTACTGGTCAACCTATTGTTGATGAAGGAACACTTAAAAAGATTACACATATAAAAGAAGC